CATCTTCCCATGAACAACTGGTTGCAGATAATCTATGTGGTCTTAAAACAGATAGTATTAGTGTTGAATCTAATCCGCCACTTAATGATACAGTTTTTTTAACTTTAGGTCCAGGAAAATATACTTCTTGAAAACACCTCTTAACCTTTTCATCAAATTCTTCTGGATCCCATTTCAAATCCATATCTAAATTCCAGATATTTGAATTTAGATTCCACATACTATCATCTGGTTCAAACTCATGTGTATTGAGATTATAGATTTTTACTTGACCTGGCGATAATTTCTTTATATGTTCGTATGGTGTAAGATCACAAGGTAAAAATCTGGAATTTTCTTGAAACAAATCAAAGTTTCTATCAGATATTGAAAACTGACCAAATTTATTAAGTGCAGCTATAAGTGGTTTAGTTGTAGAGCTCCAATATAAATTACCATTGAGTTCCATGTAGAATAATGGCTTTACTCCAAAATGATCTCTAACAAGATATACTTTTTGTTGTTTAACATCATACCAAGAAAATGCCCACATTCCACTGACGCTGTGTTTTAATGATTGTATGCCTTCGTTTTCTATTTTATTAGCTAACCATTCAGTGTCATATGTGTTCTGATCAATACCAAATATTTCACCATTATAACATAATACATTACCTTTATCTGTTTCAAATGGTTGTGATTTATTTGTTGGTTGCGGAGCAATTGCTAAAAGATTGTGTCCTAAATGTACAACGCCATCATTCCAATGATTTGTTGCATCAGGACCTCTATCTTTATTGAATCTTGTATAGTCCTCTATTGTGAAAGGCTGTGGACCAGTAAAGCCTTCAATGCTACACATTATATATTACTCTCTAGGAAATAAGCCCCTCTTTATTTTTAACGCTTCGTCTCTTGCTGTATTACCTCCATCAATCTTATCTAATGGTACTGATATATCATCTGTAGCATATACTGGATTGAGTGGTTCTCTGTCTCTTGCAATCAAACCTAAGCTGCTTATTAATAACAATACAGCTAATGGATCAAACACGAATATGATAAACATAATCAATATCCTTGCTGCATTATCTAATTTGTCTTTACCAACACCTTCACCATATATCATTTCTGCAACATATAGTATAGGTCCTATCTCACCTTGTTGAATAAGTTGTTCTCTTTCAATAGGTAATTTTTGTTCGTTTAGTTCTACTATTTCATCTACTACTATATCAATGTCAGATGCAATCTCTGCTCTTTCATCTCTTTGTCTTCTATCAATATAGTTTCTATCTTCTGGTCTAGCTGTATTAATAATATTATCTAAGTTAGCTAGTCTTTCTTCTATTCTATTTAATTCTGCTTCTTTTGCTTCTAGTCGTTTATCTATAATAGACATTTCTAATGAATTACTATCTGTCACTAGATTTTGTTCTATATTTGCTTTTGAAAGGAATCCGAAGATACCTAAGCTAGTAATCAACATAAGGATTACTACTGCAGAACTTAGGTACCAACGCATCCACCTGTTGATCTCACTCCAACGGATATGAAGAAATCCGGCGGTGACTAATTTTCCGACCTCTAGCGTGCCTGCCATAACTAAGACTGCAACATAACTTCCTGCAAAGATAGTTGCCAAACCAATAACACTAAAGTAAGCGGCAACACCAGCCACTAACAATGATGTTAGGAATGCTAAGTAATTAATCATTTAATAATTGTTGTAATTTGAGTTTGAATGAATCAATCTTAACTGATCTGTTAGGCCAGTAGATGTATTCTTTATCTTCGTTAGCTTGTAGATTATTTAACAATGGTATAATAGCATCATATATAGCATTTGTTTTTGCTTTCCACTCATCTGCTTGTGCTTTCCATTGTTTAGATGTATCTGTTGCTGCTTCGACTTCTGCTTTTACAGACGTGACAGCTGATAGTTCATCCTCATCAACAATACTAAACCCAAAGTCAAACCCTGATAAGTCTATATTATTTTTGCTTGCCATGTTTACCTCTCGTAGTTATAGTATTTATACAAAGAATTGATCGAGAGTAGCCTGTTTGTCGATACTCCATCCGATTGCTTCACATATATTATTAAGCGGTTCTTTGAATGTTTTACTGAATTGTTTTTCGTAGTCAATATAGTCTTCCATCTTTAATTCTGGTGGTAATGCATTAGAGACTGCAAATACATTCTCTCTCATAGGATTAGGAAGTCTCATATAACAGAATTTGATCTTATCTCCTTCGTATATTTCATTGTATTTCTTATTAAGTTTCTTTT